TATGATTTGTATGATTTCAAGTATAGTAATAATATAGATAATTACATGGAATCAAGACAACTTCATGAATATAAGTATTTCTTTGAATTATTAAATCCAGGGAAGAAAATCAGAAACATGTATTTCTTATTCATTCCCAAAATAAACATAAGACAAAAAAAGACTGAAACCATTATTCAATTTAGATACCGACGTATGGAAGAATTAAAAAAAGCTGAAATTAAGGTAGTTAAAATTGATTATGATTACACAAAAGTAATTGATTTTATGTTTGGAATAAAAAGAATGTTGGAAGAAAAGGATTTTGAAAAGAATCCAGGATGGTTATGTAATTATTGTGAATATAAAAATTATTGTCAGAAAGGGGAAGATTATATGAATCTACCTAGTAAAGAAAGAAGAAACATTGAAAAAATTAATAAGAAGGTTGTTTGGTTGTATGGTCAACCATTTTCAGGGAAAACAACTTTTGCTAACAAATTTCCTGACCCATTAATGCTTAACACTGATGGTAATATAAAATTTGTTGATGCACCTTTCATTGCTATCAGGGATGAAGTTAAAGTAAATGGAAGGATAACACAAAGAAAATTCGCTTGGGAAGTCTTTAAGGAAGTAATTACTGAATTGGAAAAGAAGGAAAATGATTTCAAAACAATTATTGTGGATTTACTTGAAGATACTTATGAACATTGCAGATTATACATGTTCGACCAAATGGGAATCACACATGAATCTGATGATTCATTCAGGGCATGGGATAAAATCAGAACTGAATTTTTATCAACATTAAAAAGATTAATGAACTTAGACTATGAAAATATAATTCTTATTTCACATGAAGATACTTCAAAGGATATAACTAAAAAAGGTGGGGATAAAGTCACAGCGATTAAACCAAACATTCAAGATAAAACAGCAAATAAGGTTGCAGGAATGGTTGATATAGTTGCAAGAGTTGTTGCAGATGATAACAAAAGAACTTTATCATTCAAAACAAATGAAGTGATTTTCGGTGGTGGAAGATTAGCCACTAAAACAAATGAAATTGATTTGAAATATGATGAATTTTTGAAAGTTTATGATGAAGCGAATAAATCAACAGTAGAACCAGTTCAGAAGTCAGTTGAGGAAGTAACAAAAACATCAGAAGTAACTTCCACTATTGGTGAAACACAAGAAGAAAATGTTAAAATTTCCGATGAAATAGGAAACTTACAAGATACTTCTGAAAACGAAGTGGAAACTGAAAAGACCGAAGAACCAAAAACAAGAACTAGAAAAAGAAGAATGTAATTGAAGTTACAGATAAATAAAATTAATTTAGGAGGAATGAAAAATGAGTAAAGATTTATTTAGTAAATGGGATGAAGCGATTGACACTGAAGGATTAGCAAAGGATGTAGCAGAAGCTGCTGAAAATGGTGGTGGAACATTCAAGGAAGTTCCACATGATACATATGAAGTAGCAATTGATAAAATGGAATTAAAAGCTTCTAAAGCAGGTGACCCAATGGTTTCTATTTGGTTCAAAATTGTTTCTGAAGGTGAATATAAAGGTAGCCTAATATTTATGAATCAAGTAATCACAAAAGGATTCCAAATTCACATTGTAGATGAATTATTAAGAACATTAACATCTGAATGTGAAAATGCACCAGTAATTGAATTTAAGAATTATAAACAGTACAATGAACTATTAATGGATGTTGCAGAAGCTATTGATGGTAAGTTTGAATATGCGTTGAAGTATGATGAAAACAAAAAAGGATTCAACACTTTTGAAATTAAAGAAGTATTTGTACTAGAATAATTTAATAGGGTGGTTGAAATATTTTTTTAACCACCTTGTATCTTATTAAGATACAAAGATTATGCTAAGTAAAATGTATCGACACGAAGGACTTACTGATTCCATGTGGAGTAGCTGAAACAAGCTGGATTTTTTACCTTGGCAGTAGTCGATACATTTTATGAATAAATAAGTAGGTGATTAACATGATTTTTTATGATTTTGAAGTGTTTAAGGAAGATTGGTTGGTTGTATGTATTGATATGACTAATAAAAAAGAACATGTGATTGTTAATAATGTGGATGAATTACAACAATTGTATGATGAACGTAAAAATGATATATGGGTTGGATTCAATTCAAGACATTACGACCAATACATTCTTAAAGGGATTCTGTGTGGATTTAATCCAAAGAGAATTAACGATTATATTATAGTTAAAGGTCAACCAGGATGGAAATTCAGCAGTTTATTCAGGAACGTTCCATTAAACAATTATGATGTTATGAATCAATTAGACAGAGGATTGAAATTTTTTGAAGGTTCTATGGGTAATGACATTAAAGAATCCAGTGTTCCATTTGATATTGGCAGAAAGCTAACAGATGATGAAATTGCTGAAACTGTTAAATATTGTAGACATGATGTTGAACAAACAATCGAAGTGTTTTTACAGAGAAAAGAAGATTTTGAAGCACATTTGGGATTGGTTAAACTTGCATGTGAAGGAAAACCATTAGATTTGTCTTTAATTTCTAAAACTAAAGCACAGTTATCAGCTGTAATTCTTGAAGCTAGTAAACAATCACATGATGATGAATTTGACATTGATTTTCCTTCTACTTTGAAAATCAATAAATACACTGAAGTTTTAGATTGGTATAAAAACCCTGAAAATCGTTGTTATGAAAAGGATGGTAAGAAAAATCAACTTGATATTATGATTGCAGGTGTTCCACATCAATTTGGATGGGGTGGGGTTCATGGTGCTATAAGTCAATATAGTGGTGAAGGTTATTTTGTTAATATGGATGTTGCTTCACTTTATCCATCTTTAATGATTCAATACAACCTACACAGTAGGAACATGAAAGACCCTAAAAAATATGAAGAAATTTATCATCAAAGATTGAAATATAAAGCTGAAAAGAATCCACTTCAAGCACCATTGAAATTAGTCTTAAATTCAACATATGGTGTTATGAAAGACCCTAATAATAATTTATATGATGCTAGACAAGCGAACCGAGTATGTATTTATGGGCAGCTTTTATTGTTAGATTTGATTGAAAAGTTAGAACCACATTGTCAGATAATTCAATCAAACACTGATGGTGTTTTAATCAAATTAAATAAATATGAAGATTATGAAATAATTGATGACATTGCTTATGAATGGGAGCAAAGAACACATTTAACACTCGAATTTGAAGAATATAGAAAAGTATTTCAGAAGGATGTTAATAACTATATTATCGTTGACCCTGAAGGTAAATATAAATCAAAAGGTGCTTATGTTAAAAAACTTTCAAACCTTGATTATGATTTACCAATAGTTAATAAAGCATTAGTCGATTATATGGTTAAAAATATACCAATTGAAAAAACGATTAATGAATGTAATCAATTAAAAGAGTTTCAATTGATTTCAAAAATTAGTAGTAAATACACACATATTTTATATGGTGATGAACGATTAAAAGAAAAATGTATAAGAATTTTTGCATCTAAAGATATTAATGACCCTGGTGTTCAAAAAGTTCATGCGACAACTGAAAGACCAGCAAAAATATCAAATTCACCTGAACATTGTTTTATATTCAACGATGATATGAAAGATGTCACAACACCATCTAAATTAGATAAAGAATGGTACGTTGAAATGGTGAAAAAAAGACTTGAAGATTTTGGGGTGAAATAAAATTTTTTAATTACATTGTTTCTTGCTAAGAAACAAAAGAGGTGGTGAAGAAATGTTTTTCAAAGGGTATGTGGTAACACAAAATAAGAAGTGTGTGGAAAAATTCAAAGATAGAAATGATTTTAAGACATATGAACAAGTGAAATCATTACCTGAATTCGCAGGGATTATTGCAAATGATTCAATTTTAATTGATGTCGATGATATGGAACAATCTGAATTATTATTGAAGATTTGTGAAGGTGAAAATGTAAGATGTAAAGTTCTTCAAAGTAGGTCAGGAATGCACTTCTTGTTTAAGAATAGCAAGGTTGAAAGATGTTACACAAAAACAAAACTTGCATGTGGTATTACATCAGATATTAAATCAGGATTCAAAAATTCATATGAAGTTCTAAAAATTGATGGAAAAGAACGTGAAGTTTTATATGACATTTTTGAAGATGAAGAATATGAAGAACTTCCAAAATGGTTATATCCAGTGAAAAATAATATGGATTTTCTAAATATGGCAGCTGGAGATGGAAGAAATCAAACATTATTTAATTATATTTTGACATTACAATCAAATGATTTTTCAGTTGAAGAAGCAAGGGAATGTATAAGAATTATTAATAAGTATGTGTTAAAAGACCCACTTGCAGAAAGTGAACTAGATGTTGTGTTAAGGGATGATGCATTTGACAAGCCAGTATTTTTCAAAGGTACATCATTTCTATTTGATAAATTTGCAGTGTTTCTTAAAAATAACCATCACATCATTAGAATTAATAATCAGCTGCACATATACAAAGATGGAATATATATCCCAGGACAAACTGAAATTGAATCTGCAATGATTACACATATTCCACAGTTAAACAAACAAAAAAGAAATGAAGTAATGTCATATTTGGATATTTTAATTAGGGAAAATACAAAACCTACATTAGCAAATTTAATCGCTTTTAGGAATGGTTTATATAACATCATTGATGATACATTTACACCATTCACACATGAACATGTTATAACCAACAAAATTGATTGGGATTACAACCCTAATGCTTATTATGATTTAACTGATGAAGTATTAAATAACATTGCATGTAATGATAAAGCAATTAGAATGTTGCTTGAAGAAATGATTGGTTATTGTATGTTCAGAAGAAATGAGTTAGGAAAAGCATTCATATTGACTGGTAGTGGGTCGAATGGTAAATCAACATTTTTGAATATGTTGAAAACTATGCTGGGTAAAAGGAATCTTTCAGTTCTTGATTTGAAAAAGTTAAACGATAGATTTTCAACTGTTATGTTATTTGGAAAGTTAGCAAACATTGGTGATGATATTTCTGAAGAATTTGTTACTGATGCAGCAGAATTTAAGAAAATTGTTACTGGTGAAACAATAGATGCAGAACAAAAGGGTCAACCAAAGTTTGATTTTGAACCTTATGTGAAACTTATATTTTCAGCTAATAACATTCCTAGAATGGGTAAAGGTAGAGATTCAGCAGCGATATTAAGAAGGCTTGTGATAGTTCCATTTGATGCAAAATTCGATAGTAAAAATCCAAATTTCAAACCATTCATTGGTGATAACTTAAAAGGTCAAGAATCAATGGAATATCTAATTCAATTAGGACTTAAAGGACTTAAAAGAGTTCTTCTGAATAGAACGTTTACATCTTCAGAAAAGATTCAAGAACAACTGGATGAATATGAAGAACAAAACAATCCTATACTTGGATTTTTCAGAGATTGTGAAAATGAAGAAATAGCAATTGAAAATGAACCAACTAATAAAGTTTATAAAACGTACACTGAATATTGTTTAGCAAACAGTTTGACACCAATGTCTAGTGGTGAGTTTTCAAAACAAGTAAAGAAATATTATGAATTTACTATTGTGGATAGAAAAATAAATAATAAAAAATTCAGAATTTTTGTGAAAGGTTAGGTGGAGGAAATGAAATTGATAAAACCATATTTTGAAATTTTTGGTTCTATTGATGGTAAAGATATATTAAGAAAAATTGAACAGTGTGGAAGGGTTTGTTATAAATCCGAAGGTAAAATCAGTGATGGTTCTGCTGAAAGGTTTGTTGGAAATATTGTTCAAAGAGGTCATGAAGCAGTTTTGGAACATGCTTCATTCACAGTGAAGTTTATTGTTGATAGGGGTGTAAGTCATGAAATTGTAAGGCACAGAATGGCTTCCTATTGTCAGGAATCCACAAGATACTGTAATTATTCCAAAGATGATTTTTGTAATGAAGTAACCTTCATTATTCCTGAATATTTAGAAGTTGGTTCACAAGGAATGAAAACATGGATGGAATGCATGGAAGCTTGTGAAAATGCTTATTTCAAAATGCTTGATATCGGTCACACACCACAAGAAGCAAGGGCAGTTTTACCAAACAGTTTGAAAACTGAAGTTGTTATGACTGCAAATCTCAGAGAATGGAGGCACTTTTTAAAATTAAGATGTTCAAAAGCTGCACATCCACAAATAAGAGAAGTTGCAATTCCTTTATTGAAAGAACTTCATGAACTTATTCCAGTGGTATTTGATGATTTATATATGACTTATATTTGGGAGGAATAAAAATGGGGAAACTTAAAAGTATGACTGAAGAAATTATTGATTTTTTAGAAAGAGGTTACACAGTAGAAGATATTGCAGTTATTACTGGAGTAGATAAAGACTGTGTTCAAGTGGTGAAGGATGAAGTAGAACGTAACAATTTAATATAAGGGGTGTGTTACTTGTGGAACATGATGAAAAAGTGGAAATCTTGAAAAAAGCAATCAATAAAAATGGTGAGTTGAAACAATTAATTAAAGCGATTGAGGAACAAGCAGAACTTATTCAGGCAATATGTAAGTACTTATACGAAGATGAAGAAAAAGAAAAATTAAGAAAAATTGAAGATATAACAGAAGAAACAGCTGACGTTGTGGTTACAATTGATGAAGTGAATCTGATGATGTCGGATAAGTTAAATCGAAGTTTTTATGGTGATGTTAGTGAGTTGGTGAACTATAAAATCAACAGATTAAATAGAAGAATGGGATGATTACAAATGAAAAATGAATTAGGTATTGAGATTGGAAAAATCGCTGAATGTTCTATATGTGGGAAAAAATTTATTCCCACTTACAAATGGGTATATAAAACCACATCACCAACAAAGCTGTATTGTTCATATAGTTGTTGGAGAAAAGTGGATGGACTTAATGAACAGTTCAAAAATAGAATAACAAGTAAAAATATTTGATACATTTTGTATCAAATATTAATAAATCTAGTGCGTTTTGTGAGAGATTTTCTCAAATTTTGATTGGAAAGTATTATTTTTTGAAAAAATGGGGTGTGGATAAAATGAGAATTAATAATTCATACAATATGAAATTAATAAGAAAAGCTATGATTGATTTGGATTTGAACAATTTGGAACAGTTAGCAAAATATTTATACATATCCGAAGCAGCTTTAAGAAGCAGAATAAATGGTGATAGTACAGTTGGTAAAAGTGATTTAGAATTTATGGAACAAAAATTGAACATTAAATTTAACTGGGATGAAATAAAGCATGTAAAAGGTAATTATTATAAATTTTATGAGAGGTGATTAACATGTGTTTAGATTATACCTATTGCACAAGAGAGTGTGAAGAAATGAATTGTAAGCATAACAAAAAGCACCTGGAAAAAATAGAAGTGAATGGATGTAAAGCAGTATCAGCTGTTAGTTGGAGTAATTTTATAGAGTGTGAAAAGGGAAGGTGATTATATGAAATTATTAATATTCCCAATTATAGTAGCAATAGCACTTACAATAGTAGCTATTAAGAGTTAGGGGGTAAATAGGATGAGTAATTTACCATACGGAAAATGTCAAATGTGTAATATGCTAAATTACAAAAGAGAAATGACAAAAATATACTATGGCGAAGCTCATGTATCAACATATAATCCAAGATTATTATGTCATATATGTGATAATTGTTTGGCTAAATTGGTTGAGGTTTTGGAAGTGAATATATAAGGAGGAATAAACAATGACCATTGATATTAATGGAAATCAAGAAGATATAAGTGCAATGCTAATAGGTGCTGAAAGATATGCTTTAGGTAGAAGAACATACATAGTATCGTGGACTTGTGAATTTATAGGCAATAATCTCCACCTATTAACTGAAAAGGATAAGGGTGTAATGATAAGAGATATAGAAGGTGCTTATGATTATGGTGATGAATGTGATGAACAATGCTGGAAATCGCTATTAAATAAACTAAGGAGGTCAAACAATGAGTAAGCAAATAATAATGCATGAAATTTTAATATTAGTTATGGTTGTTTTACTTTTCAAATATTTTTATAACTTTGGGAAAGCACAAGCATACACGAATATGGCAGAATATTTGGTTGAAAATTATTTTGATGATGTAAACCAATTGTGGGTGAAAGGAGAGATGAAAAAATGAAAATAAGTAAAGTAGATGAATATAGTATCAAATTTGACAATGGTAATTTCATAACTTATTTTCACGAGCAAGATTGTTGTGAACATAATTATGCAGATTTTAGTCAATTAGAAGAATTGGCTTATGATATGGAATTCGACGAAAATTTAGTGTTCGATGTAGTACCTAATAGTGGTTTTAGATTTGGAAGTGGGGGAAAGATGTTTTTTGTACCTTGTTATTCAGACCAAAACGGATATTATTCAGATGATATCTACATATTTTACAATGGTGAAAAGGTTTTGTATTTGGATTGTGAAGAAGTAGGGAATTCTTGGATATAAGAGGTGAAGATAATGGGAAAATATATTATAGAGTTGGTTGGGTGTGATGGTACAACAAGATTTACAATGAATATAGCTGAATGCGATTTAGATATATTAAAAGAAGTTACCAAGAAATCTCAAGAAACAAGCACTTGTATATGTGAACCAGTTATGTATATACACAAAGAAGAAAGAATGGAGGATTAACAATGTTAAATAGAAAAGTTTTTGATGAAACGGATAAAAAGGTTTTTGATGAAGTAGTAACATTACTTATGGTTGGGGCAAAAATAGATGGGTTTGAATATCAAGGGTATAGATTAAATCGTGATAAAAACCATGTAAGAATGATTATAGAAGGATTGAAAAAGAAAGAAGGTTATTGCCCTTGTAGAGTGCAAAAAACAGAAGAAAATATATGTTGTTGCACACATTTTATAATTGATGGGGATTGTTGTTGTAAGTTGTGGGAAAAGGTGGGTGATGACCAATGAATAAAGGTTTGACAATGCTTGAATTACTTATATTTGTAGCAGTAGTTTTTATAATTGGTGTTTTTATATATGGGTTAGAAAATACAACAAATGTAGAAGATGTGAATTGTGAACATGAATATGTAGTTACTTCTAAATATAATTTCTTATCAGCAAAATACAAAACGATTAGTAAATGCACTAAATGTGGATATGAGATATAAGGGGTGAAGATAATGGATTCATATAAAATAAAAACTTTAGAAGTTGCTGGGGGTATTTATGAAAACGTTGAAGTTCCTAACAGACAAACATTAGTAAATGCAATAGAACAAAATAAAGTCATTGCAATTAAGAATGGGAAAAAGAAAATATACATAAACGGAAGTTATGTTGTGAGTTTTGAAGGGGTTGATTATTAATGAAGAATTATTTAAGTCGTGATGAAAGACAAATAGCCACTTATGTTTGTATCATGTATGGGTTAATCGATACGATATTCAAATACAAAGATAATATCAGTAAAGAAGAAGTAACCAACTTAAAATATGCTAACACTTATCTTGCAAAATATATCGATGCATTAATTAAAAGGGTTGGTGCAGCAGAAGGTGACAGAATCTACAGACAAGCACGAGATAATGTCGTTGATTTGAAACCTAGAAATTATGATGGTCAATATATAGTAGACAAAGATTCACTTGAAGAAGTTTGCAGAATGGCAGTAGAAAAACATTGTTTCGGTTGCAAACGTCAAGGTTGGCACAATTGTGGACTTTATAAATGTATGGATAAAATGGGTGTTGGTAGGGTAAACGATGATAATAATGGAAGGTGTGAATTCTACTATGACAAAAGCGAAGTTGAGAGTTAAATTAGAAGAAGATTTTGTTAAACGAATTTTGAAAATCGGTATAAATAACATGAGTAGAGTTCGAGAAGATAACGATTGGTGTTATAGATTCGAACTTAAAAATGGTGATATAAGATATTGGATTAATTTAAGTAAAGAATCGTTGGAGAAATTAGGTTTTGGTTAGTTTACGATAAAATCACCTTGAACCGATTCAAACGCAGTGATAATGTGTGATTGATTAGGATTACATAATTTTTCGGTTCAAGGTGAGTTCAAGGTAAAATTTTCACTTTGAACCGATTGTAATGTAGTTGTAGCGCGTGTTGTGGGGTTCGAGTTCAAGGGGTTCAAGGTAAATTCAATTTTCTTATATATAAGGATAAAAAACACTATAAATTTTTATATATTATAAATAAATATAATAAATATATAGCATCACCTTGAACCACCTTGAACCCAAGCCTTGAAACATGCATGAATAGTGAGTTTGAAACGGTTCAAGGTAAGAAAATCATCTTGAACTGTCTTGAACCACAGCATAAACAGAGGGTTTGAGGGCATTTTTAGGGGTATTTTTTATTATTTTTTATTATTTTTTAATTAAAGGTGGTGTTGTTTATGAATGTAAAACAATATTTGAATCAACTTTATAGATTAGATGAATTTATTAAAAGTAATCAAGAAGAACTTGCAAATTTAAGAGAACTTGCAATTTCAATAAAAGGTGTGAACACTGAAAAAGATAAAGTGCAAGAAAGTTCGAGTAGCACTGATGCTAAATATGTTGATATTGTTAATAAATGTGTTGAACTTGAAAAGTTAATCGAAGGGGAATTAGATAGATTCTTCACTTTGAAAATGGAGATTAGGGCAGTTATTAATGCAGTTAAAAACACTGATGAAAGGTTATTGCTTAAATTAAGATATATTAATTTTTATTCATGGGAAGAAATAAGTCGCGAAATGAACATGTCTTTAAGAAATCTTCACTATATTCATAGTTCTGCATTAGATAATCTTCATGTTAAGTAAGTTTGCACACTTTTTCATTGAATTGCACATATTTTATATGATATTATTATAATAGATAGATATGTGAAATTAAATTCCATATTAAATGGGAGGAGAAGTCAACCGAGGTTGCTTCTCTTTTTTGTTATGTGAAAAAGTGAGGTGATACATTATGAATGAAAGACAGAAGAAATTTTGTGATGAATATTTAGTTGATATGAACGGAACACAAGCTGCAATTAGGGCAGGGTATTCTGAAAAGACTGCAAGGTCAATAGCAACCGAGAACTTAGCAAAACCTTACATAAAAGAGTACATCGACAAAAGACTGAAGGAAATGGAAAGTGAACGAATAGCAACAGCAACTGAAGTCATGATGTATTTAACTTCTGTTGTAAGAGGACAAAGCGAAAGTGAAATAGTTGTGGTTGAAGGAATCGGTGAAGGATGTTCTGAAGCTAGAAGGATGAAGAAAGCACCTGATGAAAAAGAGAAATTAAAAGCTGCTGAACTACTTGGAAAACGATTTGGAATGTTCAAAGAAAATGTAAATCTAAATGCAATTCCAGTTGTTATTTCAGGTGAAAATGACCTGGAAGAATAGTCATTAGTAACAAGTTAGTAACAAAAACAGCTTGGAAGCATTGGAAACACACGAAAAAATGTTATTCATAGGGTATTTTGGAAGGTGATTACGATTGAAGAACAAGTATTAAAAATAAAATTACCTGAAGTAGTTGGTAAAGGATACAAAGCATTTTGGAACTTCAAAGGAAGATACCGAATTGTTAAAGGTAGTCGTGCCAGTAAGAAATCTAAGACAAGTGGTTTATGGTATATAACTAACATGATGAAACATTCAAAAGCTAATTTGTTAGTTGTTAGAAAGACATACAGAACATTAAAAGATTCTTGTTTCACAGAACTTAAATGGGCAATCAACAGATTGAAGGTTAATGACTTTTGGGAAATCAAAGAATCACCACTTGAAATGACTTACATTCCTACTGGTCAAAAGATTTATTTCAGGGGTTTAGATGACCCACTCAAAGTAACATCTATTGCAGTTGATGTTGGACATTTGTGTTGGATGTGGATTGAAGAAGCATATGAAATCATGAAAGAAGAAGATTTTGATATTCTTGATGAATCCATAAGAGGTGAAGTTGATGATGGATTATTTAAGCAGATTACTTTAACATTCAACCCATGGAATGAACATCATTGGATTAAGAAAAGGTTCTTTGATGTTAAAGATGACCCTGATATTCTTGCTATAACAACGAATTACTTATGTAATGAATGGTTAGATGCAGCAGATAAAAGGGTGTTTGAAAAGATGAAAATAAACAACCCTAGACGTTATCGAGTTGCAGGACTTGGTGAATGGGGTATTGTTGAGGGTATTGTTTATGAGAATTGGAAAGAAGAAGCTTTCAAACTTGAAGACATTAAGAACATCCCAGGAATTACTTCAGTTTTTGGGTTGGACTTTGGTTATACAAATGACCCATCTGCATTATTTTGTGGAATGGTTGATGTGGACAATAAGAAGTTATATGTATTCGATGAAATGTGTGAAAAAGGACTTTCAAATGAAAAAATACATGCAGAAATAGTTAAAATGGGATATTCAAAAGAAAAAATTACTGCTGATTCTTCAGAACCAAAGAGCATTGACAGATTAAGAGATTTAGGAATATCTAAAATCAAAGGTGCTAGAAAAGGTAAAGATTCAGTAAAGAATGGTATTGACTACATACAAGACTTTGAAATTATTATTCATCCACAATGTGTTAATTTCCTTACTGAAATAAGTAATTACACATGGGATGTTGATAAATTTGGTAAGAGAATTAATAAACCAGTAGATGATTTCAACCACTTAATGGATGCAATGCGATATGCGTTAGAATCATTAATTAAGGGTGAATCATTTAGTTTTGAATAAGGTGGTGAAGTAAATGTTTAAGTTTTTTGGTGCAATTAAAGACCTAGTTAAAATGGGTAGTGCATCATACATAACAGATGAAGAATTTATAATAAAAGAAATTAACAGATTTAAGTTATCACAAAAAAGAAAGTTAATGGTTGATGGTGAAAGGTATTATGAAGGTAATCATGACATTCTTCAAAGAAACAGAACTGTAATTGGTCAAGATGGTAAGCTTCAAACAGTGGATAATCTACCAAATAACAGAATAGTTGATAACCAATATAAGAAGATGGTTGACCAAAAGAATAATTACTTATTGGGTCAACCTATTTCATTTCAGACAGAAAATGCAGCTTATAGTGAAATATTAAAAGAGTTTTTCAATAAGAAGTTTCAAAGGTTAATGAAAAACATAGGTGAAGATAGCTTAAACAATGGTATTGGTTGGATGCATATTTATTATGATGAAAATGGACAATTTACATTCAAGAGGTTCAAACCATCAGAAATCATTCCAGGGTGGAGAGATGCAGAACACACAGTTCTTGACTATGTTATAAGGGTGTATGAAATAGTACATTATACATCTTCTATAAGTGAAAAAATCATACAGAAGGTCGAAGTATATGATGAAAATGGTATTAATTACTTTGAATTAGAAGGTAACAAGTTAATTCCAGTTGAACCATATCACCAGGACTATTTTGTTATCGATAATGAGAATTACAATTGGTCAAAGATTCCCATTATACCTTGGAAATACAACAGTAAAGAAATACCACTAATTAAAATGGTTAAATCATTACAAGATGGACTTAACATCATTGAATCTAATTTCCAAAACAACATGGAAGAAGATGCAAGAAACACAATTCTAGTTCTTATGAACTATGATGGTGAAAACCTTGGAGAGTTTAGAAGGAACTTAGCAACATATGGTGCTGTTAAGGTTAGAACTGTTGATGGTGCAGCTGGAGATTTGAAAACACTTCAGATTGAAGTTAATAGTGAAAACTACAAAGTGATAATTGAAATCTTCAAGAAAGCTATTATAGAAAATGCTATGGGATATGATGCTAAAGATGATAGAATGGCAGGAAATCCAAATCAGATGAACATTCAATCAATGTATAGTGACATAGACCTTGATGCAAACAACATGGAAACAGAGTTTCAAGCATCATTTGAAGAATTACTATGGTTCATTGACATGCACCTTTTCAATATAGGTGCAGGTGACTTTGAAAAAGAAGAAGTTAATGTGATATTCAATAGGGATATTCTAATAAATGAAACAGAATCCATAAATAATGTTAATGCTTCACAAGATTTATCACTTGAAAGCAGATTAGCAAATCATCCTTGGGTTGATGATGTTGATGCAGAACTAGAAAGAATTAAGAAAGAAAAAGAAGAAGAAATTGAACAATATGGGGATGCATTTAATCCAGCAGTTAAACCTGGGGGTGGATTAAACGATGACAACGAAAACGAATAGTTATTGGGTAAAGAGATTTGAAGCATTAGAAAATATGTCAAATGAGTATGCACAAGAAACATATGCTAGTGTGGAAAAATCCTTTAATAAAGCACAAAGGAAAATTCAAGCTGAAATTGATGTATGGTATAACAGAATCGCAGTTAATAACAATATTAGCTTAAAAGATGCTAAGAAGTTGTTAAACGATAAAGAACTGAAGGAATTCAAGTGGGATGTGAATGAATATATCCACTATGGTAAACAAAATGCATTAAATGAACAATGGATGAAAGAACTTGAAAATGCATCAGCTAAATATCACATTTCAAGACTGGAAGCCTTAAAGGTTAGAACACAACATGAACTTGAAAGAGCATTTGGAAATGAACTTGATGATATTGATAAAATGGCTAGAAGGGTTTACACAGAAGATTATTACCATTCAGCTTATGAAATCCAAAAAGGTTTCAATATTGGGTTTAACATAGGTGAAATCGATGATAAGAAGCTTGATAAGTTAATAAATAAACCTTGGGCAGCTGATGGCAAGAACTTCAGTAATAGAATATGGCAATCTAAAACAAGCATGATTAATGACTTACACAATGAATTAGTCAGAACATGCATATTAGGTAAATCACCTGATGATGCCATTAAGAAAATGACTAAATACGTTGATAAGAAGTTTAATAACGCAAAACTTCAAGCTGGTAGACTTATAATGACTGAACAAGCATTCTTCAGTAGTGCAGCACAGAAAGATTGTTTCAATGAATTAGACGTTGAACAATATGAAGTCGTTGCAACACTGGATTCACACACTTCAGAAATATGTCAAAACCTTGATGGTCAAGTATTCCCTATGAAGGACTTTCAACCAGGAGTTACTGCACCACCTTTTCATGTTTGGTGTAGGTCAACCACAGTTCCTTATTTTGAAGATAACTTTGGTGGTGAAAGGGCTGCTAGGGGATTAGATGGTAAAACATATTTTGTTCCTGATAACATGACTTATAAAGAATGGAATGAAGCATTTGTTGATGGTAATGTGGAAAACTTGCAAGAATTACCAAAAAGTGATATAATAAAAGTAAACAAGGATAGTGAAATATACAAAAAACTTGGTGAAGATAATTATAATGGAATGCATGAATTACTAAAGAATGCACCTAAAAAAGAACAACAGTTGTGGGCAAAGATGGAAGATAAATTAACAGTAGTAAATGCCAATGCGAATGTTCATCCTTGCAATCATGGTGTTTCAGGTATTGAAATGAACGTCACAAAAGATAGTAAAGGAACTTCATGGTCAAAACCATATCAAACAACATTTCATGAATTTGGACACAACATTGATTATATTGCTAATAAAGAATATGGAAATGGATATTCATTTTATCCGTATTCATACACTTATAAAGATAATATATTTGGAAAAACTATTAAACAAGAAATTGCAGATAAAGTTGATGAAATTGCAGCTGCTATGAAACAAGACTTCAAAACACATGCTAAAGATTATGAATATTTGTTTAACAAAGGTTATATTGGTGAATGGAATTATAACATGTATAAACAAACTGGTAGATGGATGACTGAACCTAAATTCCAAAAATCAATGGCTTATAAGGAATTGGAAAAGGAAATTAGAGCATTAGGTAATGCAAAGGCAGATTTATCAGATATTGTTGAAGGTGCAACAAATGGTAAAGTGAAAGCTGGTTTTGGACATGGTAATTCTTATTGGAAGGATGCACAAAAATTATCAACTGAAGCATTTGCTGAAATGTTTGATTCAACAGTTGCTAATCCTGAACAGTTAGAACCAATTAAAAAGTATTTACCAAAGTCTTATGAGATATTCCAGGAAATGATTGATAATATTTTGAAGGGGTGATGTAAATGGATGATTTATTAATTGAATATGCTGATAAGTTCGGTGAAAATTTTCCATTATTTATTGTTAGAAATTTAGATGATGAAGAAATCACCAACTTAATTAAAACTGCAATTGAAAAAAATGAACCTTATGGGGTTGAAATTCATGAAGATGTAGTTTATTAAAAGATATTTTACTAAATTTGGTAGAATATCTTTTATTTTTTCAAAAAGTCAAAAATTCGACCTTCATATTTGCGTTTTAAGACGTTTAATTTAGCTAGGTAATATAAACACTCAAACAACATATAAAATAGCTTGTATAGTGCATTAAAGACATATTAACGTATGTCTTTTTATTTTGTCCTTCCATAAGACGAAAAACTGGGAAACATTCAAAAATCAGGTGGCGCAACCACGAAAAAAAGCGAAGATGAAAGGATGATTGAAATGAAAAGAAAATTTTTAGAAGATTTAGGACTAGAAAAGGAAATGATTGACAAAATCATTGATGAAAATAGTGCTGATATCGGAAAAGCAAAAGGTGAGTTGGAAACAATTAAAGAAAAACTTTCAACCACAGAAAAAGAACTTGAAGCAACAAAGAAGTTGGTTACTGAAAGAGATACACAACTTGAAACATTAAAAAATTCAAGTGGTGATATTGAAACATTGAAAAAGCAAATTGAAACATTGCAAGGTGAAAACAAAGCAAAAGATGAAGCACATGCTGCTGAAATCAAAAAATTAAAAATAGATGCAGCAGTGGATGCAGCGATTGCAAATGCTAAAGGTAAAAATGTAAAAGCAATCAAAGCTTTATTAAACCTTGAAAATGCAGAACTTGCTGATGATGGAACAGTAAAAGGACTTTTAGACCAAATCAACACTTTGGTTAAAGCTGATGATTCAAAGTTCATGTTTGACACTGAAACCAAGAAAACAACCATAAAGGGTGCAACACCTGGTGAAAGTGGAAATGATGAAGGTGATAAACCTATTACAAAAGAACAATTTGCAAAAATGTCTTATAAAGACAGAAACAAATTATTTAACGAAAATAGGGAACTTTATGATTCCTTAACACAAAATCAAAAATAAAAGAAAGAGGGTAATTTATTATGGGAAAAACAATGTTAGCAAATTTAGTAAATCCTGAAGTTATGGCAGATGCTATTTCTGCAAAACTTCCAAAGAAAATCAAATTTAGCCCAATCGCAAAGATTGACACAACTTTAGTTGGTAGACCTGGTGACACAGTAACAGTTCCAAAGTATGCATATATTGGTGATGCAGAAGATGTTGCTGAAGGTGTTACAATGGACACAACACAATTAACTGCTTCTACAACACAATTCAAAGTTAAAAAAGCAGGTAAAGCTGTTGAATTAACAGATGAATCAGTTTTAAGTGGTTATGGTGACCCAGCTGGTGAAGCTGAAAACCAATTAACAATGGCAATTGCAGCAAAAGTTGACAATGATTGTTTAGAAGCTTTATATACTGCACCATTAAAATACAATGGGGCAGCTGCACAAATTGGTTATGATGGAATCGTTAAAGCTGATGCAATATTTGGTGATGAATCTGATGATGAAATCGCAAAAGTAATGTATATCCATCCTGAACAAGAACAAACAATCAGATTAGATGAAAACTTCATGGACAAAAACAAATATGGTTTAGAATTAGTTATGAATGGTGCAATTGGTAAAATTGCAGGTATTGAAGTTAAGAAATCTAAGAAGGTTGAAAAGGATGAATCAGGAAACTGGATGAATCCAATCGTTGTTCTTGCAACAGCTGACCCTAATGAAGACCCAGCTGCTGATGCAACAGCAACAGAAGATGCTGCACTTACAATTTACATGAAAAGAGCAGTAGAAGTTGAAAGTGATAGAGATATTCTAGCAAAGACAACTGTTATTTCTGCTGATGAACATTATGGTGTAGCTTTAACAAATGATTCTAAGGTTGTAGTTGCAACATTCAAAGCTTAATAAGGGTGGTGTAGTTTATGTTATTAAGAAGACATAGACAGTCAGTAAATGAGCAGGTGAAAGAAACAAAATCACCTGCTACAACTGAAGTTGAAACTAAAGAAGTTGAAACTGAAGTTAAAAAGACTGTAAGAAAAAAGAAATAAGGTGATTTAATGACGTTTGATAAAGAAACAATTATTGAAAGACTAAACACCTTGGGATATGTAGCAGCTGATTCTGATGAATGGTTGATAACTTTTTCAATGGAAACAGTTACACTAAAAATTCAGAATCAGTGCAACACATCTTCAATTCCTGATGGTTTGATTGCTGATGCAATTGATATGGTTTGTGGTGAATTTCTATTTGTGTTAAAGCAAACTGGAAAACTAAATGAATCATTCAATTTAGAAGCTGCAATTAAGCAAGTTCAAGCAGGTGATACAAATGTGACTTTTGCAATTGGTGATGGTACACAAACACCTGAACAAAGATTAAATGCGTTGATTAATTACCTAATGGGTAAGGGGGAAGGTGATTTTGTATGTTATCGCAAAATCAAATGGTAGCTGTAAGGAAAGCGATTGAATTAAGCTATATTGGAACATGCACAATCACAGAACATCAGAAGATTAAGAAAGAAAATAAATCGACTGGTTTTCAAGATGTTGTAGTTCTCCAAAACCAACCTTGCAAATTATCCTATGAAAAGGTTACTAATACTAACCAAACGGAAAGTGCAGCAGCTTTAATTCAAACTGCTAAATTATTCATTGCACCTGAAATTCAAGTAAAACCAGGTTCTAAATTGACCATATCACAAAATGGAATTGTCACTGAATATAAAAACAGTGGTGAACCTGCTATTTATGGAACACATCAAGAAATCGTTTTGGAATTATTCAAAGGGTGGTCATAATGGGGAAAAATGGTGGATGTAATTACAAAGAACTTGAAGAACTAAAAAAGAAACTTCAAGTTGAAGAATTAAATTCATTCATGGAATCATGCGCTAAAGAACTTGCTGCAAGATTACTTGCTAAAGTAATCAAAAGAACACCAGTTGGTGAATACCCATCCAATTCAGGGAAAAAAGGTGGAACTTTAAGAAGGGGATGGACAGCTGGAAAAAATTCAAGTGCATCCACTTTTGCTGAAAACTTGAAAGTTCAACATGTGGGTGATAACTACATAATTGAAATAATTAATCCAACTGAATATGCATCTTATGTGGAATATGGTCATAGAACCAGGAATCACAAAGGATGGGTAAAAGGTCAATTCATGTTGACCATATCAGAAGATGAAATTAATAGAGCAGCACCTAAAATTCTTGAAAATAAGATTAAAAAGAAATTGGGGGAATTATTCAAATGATTAATAAAATTATTGATGGGATTGTTGAAGCAATCAACATTGAATTTGGTGATGATTATGAAATATACACTGAATCCATTGAACAAGGACTTACAGAACCTTGTTTTTCCGTTTTAATCTTAAATCCAACTGATGATTTGTTCTTAGGTGATAGATACATGAAAACTAACCAATTCATGATTCAATACTTCCCATCTACAAATGATAAAAACAAAGAATGTAATGAAGTTTTAGAACGATTATATTCTTGCTTAGAAGTAATTTATGTTGGTGACGATTTGACAAGAGGTGCAAACATGACTGGAAAAATCGTTGATGAAGTGTTGAATTTTGAAATCAATTATGACATGTTTGTGTATAAACACGTTGAAAGTAAAGAAAAAATGGAAACTCTTGATGTTGATTCTGAAATAAGGGGATGAATGAAAGATGGCTAAGGATAAAAAACAAGTCAAATCTACAAATGAAATCAAATTTACAAAAGAAAAATTATTAAAATCAACTATATTTAGCAATCGTAAAGATGCGTTAGGTGTGGTTGTTAAAGATGGTGAAGAAATAACCATCAAAGAAGCAGCTGAAAGGCTAGAAAAATTCATGAAAGGACAGGTGAAATAATATGGCACTTGGTGGTGGAACTTTTGTAACACAAAACAAAATACTTCCAGGAAGTTATATTAACTTTATTTCAGTTAATAAAGCAAATGCTGAATTAAGTGATAGAGGAATTGCAACAATGCCTTTAGAACTTGACTGGGGTGTTGATGGTTCTATTTTCGAAGTAACAAATGAAGATTTTCAAAAGAATTCATTAAAAATATTTGGTTATGCATATGACCATGAAAAGTTAAAAGGTTTAAGAGATTTATTCTTAAACATCAGAACTTTATATGCTTACAGATTAAACAGTGGTAATAAAGCATCAAACGATTATGCAACTGCAAAAAACAGTGGTGTAAGAGGAAACGACCTAAAGGTTGTTATTTCTAATAACGTTGATGAAGAATCAAAATATGATGTTAGCTTATATCTAGGAACAGTTAAGCTTGATAATCAAACAGTTGCAAGTGCTGCTGAATTAGTTGACAACGATTTTGTTGTATGGACTAAAGATGCAACACTTAACGTGACAGCAGGGGTTGCACTTACTGGTGGAACAAATGGAACTGTTGACGGAACAGCACATCAAACATATCTTGATAAGATTGAATCTTACACTTTTAATGTAATGGGTGTTGTAACAAATGAAGAAGGTATTAAAATATTATATGAAAACTTTGTAAAGAGAATGAGAGATGAAATTGGTGCTAAATTCCAGGTTGTTCTTTACAATAAAGCAGCTGATTATGAAGGTGTTATTAACGTTAAAAATAAAGTTACTGACACAGACGCACACGAAGCATCCCTTGTTTATTGGGTAACTGGATTAGAAGCAGGATGTGGTGTTAATAAATCTTGCTTAAATAGAATCTATAATGGTGAATTCACAGTTAATTGTGATTATACACAAGTACAACTTCAAGCTGCTATTAAAGCAGGTGAATTAACACTTCATTATGTTGGTTCTGAAATCAGAGTTCTTGAAGATGTTAATTCTTTAGTTACTACAACTGAAGAAAAAGGTGATATTTTCAAGGATAACCAAACAATCAGAGTAATTGACCAAATCGCAAACGACATTGCAACAATCTTTAACACTAAATATCTTGGTGTTGTTCCAAATGATGCAAGTGGAAGAATCAGCTTGTGGGCAGATATCGTTAAACATCATGAACAATTACAAGAAATCAGAGCAATTGAAAACTTCAGCGATTCTGATGTGACAATTGCACAAGGTGACACAAAGAAAGCTGTTATAGTTTCTGACTTAATAACAGTAATTAATGCAATGGGTCAATTATATATGACAGTAAGAGTTGCTTAAGAAGGGGGGATAATCTAAATGGGTAATGTAACAATGAAAGCAAAAGATACACTTTCAGCAAAACTTGCTGAATGCTTTGTAACAATTGGTTCAAATAGATATAACTTCATGCAATGTATTAATTTTGAAGCTAAGTTTGAAAAAACTAAAACTGAAGTACCTATACTTGGTAAAACTGGTGCAGGTAACAAATCAACTGGATGGAAGGGAACTGGTTCAGCAACTTTCCACTATAACACAAGCATTTTTAGACAACTAATGTTAGATTTCAAAAACAGTGGTGAAGATGTTTATTTTGAAATTCAAGTAACAAATGAAGACCCAACTAGTGCAGTTGGTAGACAAACATTAGTATTTATTGATTGTAATATTGACGGAGGTATTTTAGCAAAATTCGATGCTGATGGTGAATATCTTGATGAAGATATGGACTTCACATTTGAAGATTTCAAAATGCCTGAATCATTTACACTTCTTGATGGAATGCTATAAATCTAATCCCTGGTGTAAAGACATTGCACCAGGGAATTTTTTTGTAAAAAATAAAGGATAGGTGAAAAAATTATGTCTAATTTTTCAAGATTCATGAAACAAAATAAAAAAGTGAAAGAAAATACAACTTATGCTGCAACTAAATCATTACTTGATAAAGATGGAAAACCTTTGTTATGGACTATAAAACCTTTATCAACAAGGGAAAACGATATAATCAGGGATGATTGCACAATGGATATTCCTATTCCTGGTAAAATGGGTGCTTACAGACAAAAATTAAATACATCAAAATATTTAGCAAAATTAATTTGCGCTTCAGTTGTTGAACCAAATTTGAATGATAAAGAACTTCAAGATTCTTATGGTGTTATGACACCTGAAGATTTAATAAAAGAAATAATTGATGACCCTGGTGAATACAGTAATTTCACAGTTTTCATTCAAAACTTTAATGGCTTCACTAGTATGGAAGATAAGGTTGAAGAAGCAAAAAACTAATTAATGAAGATGGTGATGCATCTTATGCATATTACTGTCTTCACAAATTACACATGTTACCTTCAACTTATCTTAATTTGGATGCTGAAGAAAAAGCTTTCATTATTGCAGCAATCCAATTAAAAACTGAAGCAGAAAAGAAAGAACAAGCAAAAATGAAAAAGAAATAAGGGGGTGAATTAATGGCAAGTATAAGTTCACAAATCAATTTGATTGATAGAATGTCATCACCTTTACTTAACATCACAAATGCATTAGATGGTGTAATTTCATCATTACAAAGGGTTGATAGTAATATTAATGACAGTTTTGACACTGGTGCAATTGACAGTGCAAGAAGGTCATTAGATTTAGCTAACAAAGAACTTGATGAAATGAGTCAAAACCTTACTGAAACAACCAACAAACAAAATAAACTTAACAAGGAAATTCAAGATGGATGTAACAAAATGGATTCTTTGACAGATGGTGTTGTTGGAATGGTTGCAGCTTATGCAGGATTTCAAGGAATCAGTAAAATGGTTGAAATGTCAGATACTATGGCACTAACAACTGCAAGACTTGATTTAATGAATGATGGACTTCAGACAACTGAAGAACTTCAAAACAAGATTTTCGCAGCTGCCCAAAGGTCAAGGGGTGCTTATCAAGATATGGCTGACGTTGTAAGTAAACTTGGACTTCAAGCGAAAGATGCATTTACATCCAATGATGAAATGATTGCTTTTTCTGAATTGCTAAACAAGAACTTTATTGTTGGTGGTTCAGATTCAACTGCACAAGCAGCTGCAATGTATCAATTAACACAAGCAATGGCTTCAGGTAAGTTACAAGGTGATGAATACAGAAGTATTATTGAAAATGCACCACTTTTAGCAAAATCAATCGAAGATTACATGGTTAATGTTCAAGGTGCAACTGGAAGCATGAAAGATTGGGCATCTGAAGGATTATTGACAGCAGATGTGATTAAAGCAGCAGTATTTAATTCAGCTGATGACATCAATGCAAAATTTGAATCCATGCCTATGACCTGGGGTCAAGTGTGGACTGGAATAATGAATGAAATCACAATGGCAATGAAGCCAGTGTTAAGTTTCGTAAACTTATTAGCGCAAAATTGGTCAATTTTAGAACCAATTGTGATGGGTGTTGTAACTGCATTAGGTTTATATATCGCAGCTTTACTGGTATATAAAACAATAACTGGTGTTTCTGCAATTGTCGCAGGAGTTCATGCAGCAGCAACTGCAATGCAAACTGGGGCAACATTCGCAGCAACAGCTGCACAGTATGGGTTTAATGCTGCACTTTTAGCATGTCCTTTAACCTGGATTCTATTAATTATAATTGCAGTTATAGCAGCGATTTATGGAATTGTAGCAGCTATAAATAAAGTTACTGGTTCAACGATTTCAGCAACTGGAATTATAGTTGGTGCGTTAACAACAGCAGTTGCTTTTATATGGAATTTATTCCTTGGTTTACTTGATTTAATACTTGGTATTATTAATTATTTAGTTAATCCATGGATAGCATTCGCAAACTTCTTTGGTAACTTATTCAATGACCCTATCGGTGCAATTGTTCATTTATTTGGTGATTTAGCAGACAATGTTCTTGGAATCGTAGAAACAATTGCAAAAGCACTTGATAAAGTGTTTGGTTCAAATCTTGCAAGTACAGTTCAAGGGTGGCGAAGTGGACTAGATACCATGGTTGAAAATGTTGCAAATGAATATGGTAATGGTTCTTATGAAAAAGTTGCAAATGAATTAAATTTAAGTTCTGAAAGTCTAGGACTTAAAAGATGGGCTTATGGTGATGCTTGGGATGCTGGTTATGCATTCGGTGAAGGTATTGAAAACACTGTTGGTGGATTCTTTGGTGATGGTTTAGGTGGTACATTTGATGAATTAACGAATGGTGTTAGTGGTATAAATGAAAATACTGAAAATATTTCTGATAGTTTAGATATTACATCTGAAGATTTGAAATATCTTAAAGATTTAGCTGAAAGAGATACCATAAACCGATTCACAACTGCTGAAATTAGAATTGAACAAACAAATAACAATAACATTAATTCAGAACTTGATATTGATGGAGTTGTCAACAAATTAACTATTGGTGTTGAAGAAGCTATGGAAAAAGCAACGGAAGGGGTGCATTATTAATGGCTTATTTATTTTATTTAGATAAAATGTTATTACCAATTGCACCTTCAAAGTTGCAATTGAAAATAGAAAATCAAAACAAAACCTTAAATCTTATCAATGAAGGGGAAATAAACATTCTCAAAAAACCAGGACTTACAACCATTGATTTTGATTTTATATTACCAAATGTAAGATATCCATTCGCAAAATATAAAGGTGGATTTAAGAAAGCAGAAGATTTTCTTAAAAAAATTGAAGAATTGAAAGTTTCACAGAAACCATTCCAATTCATAGTTACTAGGGAAAATCCAAAAGGAAAATCTTTGTTTGATACAAATATTAAAGTTGCAATTGAAGATTACACAATTAAAGAAGATGCAAAACAAGGATTGGATGTTGTAATAAGTATCAATTTGAAACAATACAAAGATTATGGAACTAAAAACTGCAAGATAAGTTTTGAACAAAATAAAACATCTATATCTGTTCAAAACACAAGAGAAACGACAAATTCACCAGCACCAAAATCAACAGAAACTTATGAAGTTGTTAAGGGTGACACACTATGGGGTATTGCTAAAAAGTATTATGGGAATGGTGCAAAATACACTGTTATTCATAATGCAAACAAAGATAAAATTAGCAATCCAAATTTAATTTATCCAGGTCAAGTTTTGACTATACCTTCAATTTAGGGGGTGTATGTAGTGAAAACAGAATTATTAATTCAAAATGGTTCAAAAATTTATATTCCAACTGTTGAAGAAGGAATTACATTTCAAACTGAAAGACAAGGTTCACCTGGTGAATTAAGATTCAATGTTATTAATGATGGGAATATAAACTTTACTGAAGGAAATGCAGTTAGATTTAAGGTGGATGATAAAAACGTATTTTATGGTTTTATTTTCACTAAGAAAAGAAGTAAGGATGGAATAATTGAAGTAACAGCTTATGACCAATTAAGGTATTTCAAAAACAAAGATACTTATGTTTATACTAACAAAACAGCAGATGAATTTATAAAAATGGTTGCTTCAGACTTCAAAATGCAAGTTGGAACACTTGAAAACACTGGTTTCAAGATAGCTTCAAGAATTGAAGAAAATACAACTTTATTTGATATGATTCAAAATGCACTTGATTTAACATTACTAAATAAAAAACAATTATATGTAATGTATGATGATTTTGGAAAAATAACATTAAAGAATATAGGTTCAATGATTGTTGATATCTTAATTGATGAAGAAACTGGTGAAAATTATAATTATACATCATCGATTGATTCTAACACTTACAACAAAATTAAATTGACTTATGATAATGAAGAAACTGGAAAAAGGGAAGTTTATATTGCACAAGATTCAAACAATATGAATCAATGGGGTGTTCTTCAGTTCTTTGAAACCTTACAAAAAGGTGAAAACGGAAAAGCCAAAGCAGATGCTTTACTTGAACTTTACAATCAGAAAACAAGAAATTTATCAATTAACAATGTATTTGGTGATTTAAGAGTTCGTGCAGGTTCATTGGTTGGTGTTCAATTAAATTTGGGGGATATAATGGTTAATAATTTAATGTTTGTTGAAAAATGCAAACATATCTTCAAAGAAAATGAACATTTCATGGATTTAACTTTAAGAGGGGGTGAATTTGTTGCATGATTCAACTGATTTAGTAAAACTCATAAAAAGGGCAGCAATTGATGCAGTTAATGCATCCAAACCTTGTAATTTAACATTTGGAACTGTAACAAGTACTTCACCTCTTAAAATAAATGTTGAACAAAAAATGACGTTAACATCAGCACAACTTGTTTTATCAAGAAATGTTACTGATTACAAAGTAAACATTGATATTGATTCTGAAACTGAAACTGGTGCAGCTGATATTGATTTATCACATACACATTCATATTCAGGAACAACTGCTGATGGTGGTGTTAATACTAGTTCATTACATACACACCAATATTCAGGAACAACTAAAAGTGGTGGGGGGATTAGTATTGCACACAAACATAAATTCAAAGGAACTAAGGAAATCACAATAAAAAATGCATTGGTTGTTGGTGATGAAGTAATATTGATTAGAATGCAAGGTGGGCAAAAATATATTGTCATGGATAGGGTGGTGAATGTTCAATGATTCCTATGAATAACACAATTTTGAATGATGAATTAGAAGTTCAAGAGGAATCCAGTAAAGATTATAAATTATATATAAATGAAAACATAGTAAATGGCGTTGTCGATGGGTTGGAAGCAATGAAACAAGTCATATATAAAATACTAAATACTGAACGATATGAATATATAATTTATTCCTGGAATTATGGAATTGAACTTCAAGATTTATATGGTGAACCAATATCTTATGTATGTTCTGAATTACAAAGAAGAATCACAGAAGCTCTTATTCAAGATGATAGAGTTGAAACTGTTGATTCTTTTTTATTTGAAACGGAAGAAAAAAGAAAACTTCATGTCACGTTTGTTGTTCATACAATATTCGGTGATGTTGAAGCTGAAAAGGTGGTGAATTATTAATGTATGAAAACACAACATTTGAAATAATTCTTCAAAGAATGCTTGATAGAATTTCCAATATTATTGATAAAAGGGAAGGTTCACTTGTATATGATACTTCTTCACCTGCTGCTATTGAATTTCAACTATTATACATCGCACTTGATACTATTCTAAATGAAACATTTGCAGATACAGCATCTAGGGAATATCTAATCAAAAGAGCAAGAGAAAGGGGAATTATTCCTAAAGAAGCAACTTATGCAGTTTTACAAGGTGAATTCAACATCGATATTCCAATCGGTTCAAGATTCAGTTGTAATGACTTAAATTATATCGCAGTTGAACAAATAACAACTGGTATTTATCAAATGAGATGTGAAACTTTAGGTGTGATTGGAAATAAAAATTTTGGTGATTTGATACCAATTGATTATATTGAAGGTTTAGAAACTGCTAAACTTACAGAACTTCTTATTCCTGGTGAAGATGAAGAAGAAACAGAAGCTTTAAGAAGTAGATATTTTAATTCTCTTGATTCACAATCATTTGGTGGAAATATCACTGATTACAAAGAAAAAACCAATTCCCTTAATGGTGTTGGTGGTGTGAAGGTTTACCCAGTGTGGAATGGTGGTGGAACTGTAAAGTTAGTAATTATCAATTCAGACTATGAAAAACCTTCTACAACGTTAGTTGAAGAAATTCAAACAGCTATTGACCCAGTTCAAAATCAAGGTGTTGGTGTAGGTATAGCACCAATTGGTCATGTTGTAACTGTTGTTGGATGTTCAACACATACTGTTGATATCACAACTAATATCACATATCAAGAAGGGTGGAACTGGGATTCAGTTAAACCTTATGTTGAAAAAGCAATAGATGAATATTTTAAGGAATTAGCCAGTGAATGGGATTCAGTAGATAATTTAATAGTTAGAATTAGTCAAATTGAAACAAGATTACTTAATGTTCCTGGTGTTTTAGATATCGCAAACACAACATTAAATGGTGTAGCTGAAAACTTACTTATTGGTGCAGATTATATTCCTATAAGAGGGGGAATAAACAATGTATGATAGAAATTTGATTGATTATATTCCACCTTTTTTAAGGGATGTTAGGGAGTATAAAGCAATTCTTGAAGATGCAGAACAACCTGAAATGGTGTTGATTTGGGATGCAGCTAAGAATGCTTTGAATGACCAATTTATTGTTGATGCAACTGAAAATGGTGTTTCAAGATGGGAAAAGATACTTGGAATAGTTCCAAAAGCAACATTAACTTTGGATGAACGAAAATTCACGATTTTAACAAAGATTAATGAACAACTACCATTCACTATTACAACATTGAATGAACGTTTAACTTCACTTTGTGGTAAAGATGGTTATTCTTTGACCTTAGATAATACCAATTACACATTAGATGTTAAAGTTGCGTTAACTGCTAAAAATAACTTTGAAGATGTTAATTCGTTGCTTCAAAGAATTGTTCCTGCTAATTTAGTTGTTACTTTAAGTTTGAGATACAACCAATATGAAACTATGACTAAATTAACACATGGACAATTACAAGCTTATACACATTATGGATTAAGAAATGAGGTGTTAGTAAATGGATAGTTCAAAGAATTTAAATTTAAATTTGCCAGGACAAACAGATTTTTATAATGTCAATGATTTTAATGAAAACTTTAATATTATTGATGAAAAAATAAAAGAATTAGAAGATAATAGTGCAAATGTTACACCTGAAGAAATCGGTGCATTATCACTTGAAAATGAAAGTTTATCAAACATAGATTTCTTAGCTTGGGTGAAATCTCAAAAAACATCTAAATTTTTTACAGTAAGTTCAGATTGTACCAATTTACCAGTAACTGAAAACTTCATAGGTGAAATTCAAGCACACCATGATGGATTGTGGAAAAAAGTATTGATGTTAAGTATATATGGTAATGGTACACCTGCAAGAATGTTTACTGGGGTAGAATTAAATGGTAATTGGTCAGGATGGAATGAATATTTACTGACTAATGGTAATGTTCCTATGACTGGTGGATTAAAAGTTAATGGTGGTCATGGGACAATAGGTGCAATAGAACAATATACTTCTATTTCACACATTGAAGAACCAGGAACTAATAATTATAGAAATTTAACTGTAACGAATCAAGGTGAAACAAGTGAAGCAGTTGTACTTCATGAAGTTAGAAATGGAGTTGAAACTAAAACACATAAAATTTATGGAGAACATTATAAACCTACTTCTAATGATATTGGTTCAGTAGAAGCGAATGTTTCACTTTTAACTGGAAGTATTAAAGATATATTAAATAAACCATCAAAAATATATACAGTAGGTGAAAATGTTACTGATATGCCTTACGATGCTTCATGGTGGCATGTGTTGGTTTTAACTAATTCAACAAGTGTGTTTTCCATTCTTGCGTTGAATTTGTTCGACAATCGATTGTTCACACGACATTATCATAACAACGCTTGGCAGGATTGGATTGAATATTCACCAAAATCTCACTCACACACAGCAAATGCAATTTCAGCAGGAACGTTGCAAGGGAAAGTATTAGCCAGTAACGCAGCGACAGCTGACCCAAAATATACACAGTTACGTAACATACAAGCACTTCCAACACAATCAGACCTTACAGCAGGTACAAGTTCTTTGACAAGTGGTGCTATAGTGTTAATTTACGAATAGAGGTGACACTATGGGAAAAGGTATGTATATCGGTGTTGATGGTATTGCTAGAAAAATAAAGAAAGGTTATATAGGGGTAGATGGTGTTGCAAGAAAAGTAAAGAAAGGTTATATCGGTGTTGATGGTATTGCAAGATTATTTTTCAGTGGTGACCCACAACTGGTTTATTATGGGGAAGTAGATACAGCAGCTAGTGAAGCATATAACGGAAGTAATGCTGGGGTAACTACAGTTGGTGATTATGCAATATTCGCTGGTGGTGGATATAGTACTACTTATAGTAATCAAGTAAATGCTTATAATTCTTCTTTAATAAAATCAACACCTTCAACTTTATCAACTGGACGAGTAGCACCAGCAGCAGCTACAATTGGTAACTATGCTATAATTGCTGGTGGTATGACTGCAAGTAGTACTTATACTAACACAGTGGATGTTTATACTAACACTTTATCAAAAGCCACTGCTAATGGTTTATCAAATACAAATGCATATTTAGCTGCAACCACTGTGGGTAACTATGCATTATTTGCTGGTGGATATTATTATTCAAGTAAAACTAGTTATTATTTATCAACAGTAAACACTTATACTTCATCTCTAGCGAAAAGTACAACTACTGCATTATCAAATGCAAGGTATTATTTATCAGCAACCACAGTAGGTGATTATGCATTATTTGCTGGTGGACAAAATGCCAGTGGACTTATATCAACAGTAGACACCTATAATTCATCTTTGGTTAAAGGTACAGCCACTGCTTTATCAGTTGCACGACATAAGTTGGCTGCAACCACTGTGGGTAACTATGCATTATTTGCTGGTGGATATGTAGGAGGGGATGAATATACATCTACAATAGTAGACACTTATAATTCATCACTTGTTAAGGGAACTGCCACCACTTTATCTCATGGAAGGTTTAGTATAGCAGCAACCACACTTGGTGGTATTTATGCAATGTTTGCTGGTGGTTCATATAAATCAGGTACTACAATAACATATTCAACGAAAGTAGACACCTACACGCCAAACTTAGTAAAAGGTGTTGCAACAGATGCACCAATAGGACTTTTGGAGAGTAAGGGAACTTGTGTTGGTAATTATGCGTTATTTGGTATTGTGAAAAGAACAATATATGGATATCAATTAGTAGATTAAGGAGGAAAATAAAATGAAAAAAGTAATTAAATATGATGGAACAAAAACATTTATGTACCCTAATGGTGCATTGGCAACACCTGAAAGAGTACTAGCAGATTTTCCTGCTGTAATGACATTTACACATATTATTGAAACAGACGAAGCAGAACAGGTATGTTTTGCAGTACAAAATCTAGCAGCAATGAGAAGTATTTATGAAGTTGATTCTTCACTTACAGAAGATGAAGCAATTGCAAAAATTCAAGAAATAATCAACACACCTGCACCTGAACCAACAGAAAGTACAGAAGAAAGAACAGCTAAAGCATTAGAAGCTATTGCAGCAGGTCAAACAACAGAAAATTCTGAAGCATTAGATATTTTATTATTTGGGGGTGAAGAATAATGGATAAAAGACAATTAGCATTGGAATTTAGAAAAGCAGTCGAATATTTCATTACAACACTTAACATTGATACTGAAGAAGAAAAAATATTGGAAATACCTTCAATGTTTCCAAAATATAAAGTTGGTATAGCTTATAAAACAAAAGATATTTTCAGATATGGTACTAACACAGTAGGTGACCCACAGTTATATCAAGTATTACAAGACCACACTTCAGCTGGACAATGGACACCTGACACAGCAACATCGTTGTATAAGGCGATTGGTATTTCTGAAAATGGTGTTCCAACATGGGTTCAACCTCTAGGTGCAAGTGATGCTTATAACACTAATGATGTTGTTCTATATAACGAAAAATATTGGAAATCTGATGTTGATGCTAATGTGTGGCAACCTGGGGTTTATGGTTGGACTGAAACGACCATTTAAGGGGTTAAAATTCATTAGACGATTAATTTATCACACACAATAATTAAATACCTTATATGGGTAAATATGACCCATATAAGGTATTTTCATTTACAAATGAAAGGTTGGGTGAATTATGACTGTTGAAATATCACTTTTAATTTCAGGAATTTCTGTCGCATTCGCTATATTTTTTGGAATGAAAAACCAAAAAAGAAGTGACGCACAAGAAATTAAAGAAGATGCATCACAATTAACTAGTGTTTTAGTTAAGTTAGAAACAATTAGTAGTGGGATATCTGAAATAAAAAATGAACTGTCAAATGTCAAAAGTGACATGAAAGAGGATAGAGAAAGAATAATAAAGCTTGAAGAAAGTTCAAAACAAGCACACAAAAGACTTGATGATTTTCAGCATAGATGGGAATTAGGACGTGAAACGTAAAAAAGAATTTTCTAAAAAAATTCTATCCTGGACTATGCTTATTTTTATTTCACAATTGATTGCTGCATTAATATTTGCTTGGGAATCCAAAGACACCAGTATTTTTGTTTATACGATTCCATCCACAGCAGGAATATTTGGTGCTGCAATTGTTTTTTATCTCAATAAAGCAAAAATTGAAAATGTTTTCAAAGGAAAAATTGAGTTCTTAAAATTAAAATTAGATATGATTGAAAAACATCCTGAAAAAGAAATGTATATAAACAAGGAAATTTCAGAAATAGATGAATCATTAAACACTAAAATAAATCAAACAATGAATGAAGCTATTCAGGAAGATATTCATATTCAAAATTATTAAAAAGGTGGTGTTAATCATGAAAATTAATTGGAAACAAAAATTAACAAGTAGAAAATTTTGGGCAGCAGTAATTGGTTTTGTTACTGCATTATTAGTTGCATTTGGTGTAAACGATTTAACTATTGAACAGGTAGTTGCATTGATAACTGCTGCATCCACATTAATTGCTTACATTATCGGTGAAGGTATGGTTGATGCAGCAAGAATTAATAGTGGAGAAGGTGAAGAAAATGAAAATAATTAATTCATTTTTAGCTAACAACGATTGTTACAAAGCAAATAAAAAAATCGTAGTTGAAGGGTTAATACTTCATAGTGTGGGCTGTCCACAACCAAAAGCCAGTGTATTTATAAACACATGGAATAAACCAAATGTTGAAAAATGTGTTCATGGATTTGTTGAACCTGGTTATGTATATCAAACTTTACCTTGGAATCATCGTGGGTGGCATTGTGGGGGAAGTGGAAATAACAAATACATTGGTGTTGAAATGACAGAACCAAACACTATTAAATATACTGGTGGTTCATCGTGGGTTGAAACTAGTGGTGGTATGAACACCAAAAATCATGTATTAGGAACTTACAAGACAGCTGTTGAATTGTTTGCTTACTTATGTAAGGAATTCAAATTAGACCCACTAAAAGATGGTGTCATATTGTCACATTCTGAAGCTCACAAAAGAGGTATAGCATCAAATCATGGTGATGTAGAACACATATGGAATAAGTTTGGTTTAACAATGAACCAGTTTAGAAAAGATGTAAAAGCAGCAATGACAACACAAACAAAACTGTTTAAGGTTCAAGTTGGTGCATTCGGTGTTAAAAATAATGCAACAAATTTACATGAAAAATTAAAAGCAGCAGGATTTGACACTTACATCGTGCAAGTGGGTAAGATTTATAAAGTTCAAGTTGGTGCTTATAGTGTTAAAGCTAATGCTGAAGCAACAATGAAAAAATTAAATGCAGCAGGATTTGAAGATTGTTTTATAACTTATCAGCAATAAAAATAAATAGGTTAGGACATTTATGTCCTAACCTATTTTTACATAGTGGTTAGACCACCACCAACACACATTTTGTGTGAATAATTCCAACTGATTATGGGGGAATGTCTATGGTTAATATCTATTGTGAAACCATTAACGATGAGATGATGCACATTGCACGAATGATTGCCGACCGACAAAAAGATGATGTAAGGATTATCACACCGACCGAGATTGTGGAGGTACACCATGAAAAAGTATCGGAAGGTCAAGACAAGGAAAACCAGGAAGTACAGTAACACTAAGAAGAACACCAAAAGACTTAGGGGAGGTTCTAAGGTAGTTAAGGAAAGACTCTTGGAATTGAATCCCCACTGTGACATCTGTGGAAGCAGTAAATCACTTCAACTTCATCACATTTACTTGATTAGACATGGATTCCCCACTGAACTTGAACACTGCTGTTTGTTGTGTAACGTATGTCACGCCGACTTTCATCATCGTTGGGATAAATACCTGGATGATGTATTCCGTAAGAAGCCTGAAGCTGATTTCGTAGGAATTTATAACAGACTTAAAAAACTTTAACTCGAAAGGGATAGGTGAAAACCTATCCCTTTATTTTTTTTTATTTTGAAATATCATTCGACAACATTTGACAAATGATAGTTGTATAATAATTTTAGGGAAATTTTCCAAAAGGTATTGACTTTTTGTTTGCATTGCGATATATTTTAATTGCAACGCAATGAAAAAGAGAGGTGGAAAAATGGGAATACACAAAGGTACAAAATTAACTGATAATCCTAAAATACACAATTTCACAGTGCGTATGACTGAAGAAACGCAGAAAAAACTTGATTATTTAAGCGACACACAAAACAAAACAAGAACTGAAGTAATAAGAAAAGGTATTGAAATTCAGTATGAACAACACACAACAAAAAACTAGCAGAAAAATATTTTTTGGGAATTATTGTTAAAATATTGACAGTAAATTTCTAGATTGCTAGACTGATAACTGTACAGAGAGGGGGCGATTAAAATGAAAAAATCTTTAACAGTTAGACTTGATGATGACCTTCACAAAAAATTCAAAATTCACTCAATCGAATCTGGTAAAGACATGCAGTCTATTTTAATTGAGTACATCGAAGAACTAACTGATGAAAAAAGTTAGTAAAAAATAGAAGTTGCCCCATGACCAATGAATGCAACTTCCATAACAAAGAACACAATAAAAGTGTTAATTTAATTATATCCACTTTTATTGTGAATGTCAAATTTATATTGAGAGGGGATATTTTATGTTAAAAGAAGAATTTATTGAAAAGATTGATTGTAATAATAGAAAAGCATTAAATATTGTTAATTTAGCAATATCACCACTAGAAGAAGGAGAACAAATTGATGTGATAACAATCCTTGAAAGCATCAAAGATTATCTTAAAAGTAATGATGTAATCTTTGCTGAAAACATGTAAGGTGGTGATGTTATGAATGAATTACAAATATTCGAGAATGAAGAATTTGGTTTAATAAGAACTACAATTATAGATGGTGAACCTTGGCTTGTTGGAAAAGATGTTGCTGAAAGATTGGGGTATAAAGATACAGCAGATGCAATAAAACGACATGTTGACAACGAAGATAAAGGGGTCGGTGTTTTACCGACCCCTGGGGGAACACAAGAAATGACAGTAATTAATGAATCAGGTGTATATTCTCTTATCTTCAGTAGCAAACTTCCAAAAGCTAAAGAATTCAAACGTTGGGTCACATCTGAAGTATTACCCACAATTCGTAAGACTGGAAGTTATAACAGACTTTCCACAGATGATTATATGAAAGCTGCAAATCTTATTGTTAAAACTAAAAAATTTCAATTACCACACGTGCTTAATATGCTTAATAAAGCAGGATTCCCAGTCGAAAACACTGAAACATTTGAGGTAATAGAACAAAATGATTCAGTACGTGATTTTGTCAAGGATTGTGAAAATGGAAGTTACACTTTTGAAGGTGAAACAACAAATAGAGTTTATGCACTATATAATCAATTTTGTGATATTCATAATTATAAACCAATATGTCATGGTGAATTTTCAAAACAAATTAAAACATATGGTTATAATATCGTAGATAAAAAGATTAATAATGTGAAATGTAGAATTTTTCAGATGGTTTAAGGAGGGTGATATGAATGGATAATAAGTATTATTTCATTGATAAAAGTATTTATTTTCAAGGTGAAAAACAACCTGATAGAAAAGTTGAATTGTTTAATGTAACAATTTATAAAGATTTTGTTTTGGCAAATGACAAAGATGGAAACGAATATAATCTTGACATGTCAGAATTAATAATTGAAAATGGTGATGTAAATGACAGAAGCAGATAAAATGTTAGAAGAAGTAGGAATTAAACGATATCATTCCACATCAACTAGATATGAACATGATATGGGATTCATTCGTTTCAGAACTGATGAAAAGAAAATGTATATTCAAGGACTTATCACAATGGAACAATTAAAAGCAATTAATAAAAAATGTGAAGAATTGGGGTGGTGATTCATGAAAGTAAAATTAAACAAAAAAGATATTGGTGTTTGTGATAATTGTAATAATGACAACGAATTAAAATATCTATTCGTTCATGAATTAGAAATTGGTAAAAGGTTCAAATTAATTTTATGTAAAAAGTGTTTAAAAGAACTACAAAAACAATTAAATGAAAATAATAAATTTTTAGAATAAGTACTTCTGAATCACTATAAAACTTTATACGTTAGTAACACGTTAGTAACAAGTAAAAACAAGAATGGCTTAAAATCGAGGGTTTTACATACGCAAGAGATAACAAAGAGATAGTTATTACAAAACCCACATATACCTGTGGGTTTTTGTTTTGCCTAAAAGCGTACGAATTCGACAAATCATGCGCTTTTTTTGTCACAATTTGTTGTAAAGATTTGGCACAAAACCCATTGACTGGAATTAGTTTTGGAGTTATTATTTAGATGTCAAAACACAAAACATTGTAAGGAGTGAGCAATATGCTTGAAGAATTAGGTGACAAAATTAGTAATGGAGTAGAAAATAATCTCGATGGAATAACGCCTACCCAAAAAGAGATTATTAAATATACTGTCATTCAATTATTTGGTGAACTAATAAAATTAGCTATAATGGTAGCTATTGTATGGCCATTTGGAGTTGCACATTTATTATTAATCGCAGTATTTTCTATGGGAATATATAGAATTCCATCTGGTGGTGCACATTCTAGAAGCCATATTGCTTGCTTTATTACAAGTTCAAGCCTATTTTTAGGAAATGTAATATTATCTTCATTATTAAAAGGTGCATATCTAGACTATATATACATAGCAATCCTATTGTTTAATATTCCGGTTATTCATTTTTTAGCACCAGCTGATACAGAAATGAAACCTGTAGTAAGTAAAAAGCAAAGAAAAATATTAAAAATATTATCTTATATATGTATGATATTAACAATTCTTATAGGTAGATTCTTAATTAAAGATATTGCTATTAGAAATATATTTATATTTGGTACATTTATCCAAAGTATTACTATGCTTCCACCTGTATATAAAATGCTAAAAACAAAGTATGGCTATAGAGATGGAATATTAGTTCCACAAATATGATTCTTTTAAAGTGGCGCGCGCTTTTTAGAATAAATAAATTCAAAATATAGAGGAGGAATTTTTTATGAAAAAATTATTAAGTAAATTAGCAAATAAGGTAGCTACTACATATGGAGTTATGACAAGTAACGCATCAACAATGTTACTTATCGGACAGACAAAAACACCTAATTGTTTAATAAAGAAAGACTAATATGCGTAAAAATCTCTCGACCGGTCCTCGAGAGATTTTTTGCTTCTTGAAAAACATAATTTAATATAGTAGTATTTAATATATGGGTAAATTTTTTGCCCATATATTTTATTTTCAAAATAATTTTTGGGAGGCATTTTATGGATTATTACATTTTATCACCATTACTTTTTATTTTGCGTATGGCAGAAATTTTTTCTCAATTAACTTTATCATTAATGATTTCTAATGTTAAAGTTAGTTTAAAAAGATTTATTATAGGTTCGTTTTCTTTTGGAATTTTATTTGAGCTTATAAAAGTTATTATTCCACAATATTTAACAAGTTCTCTTTCTTTTATATTAGCTGTTACTATAATAATTTTTATATTTAAAATAAATTATAAGAGAGCATTAATATCATATTTAATAACTGGAATTGCTGTAGCAATAGTCGATTGTGCCGTATCATTGTCTATATTAAAAATTTCTAACTTACCTACTTTTGCAGAGTTAACACAGTCTGAATATTTAATGATTATTGGACGAATAATAATAGCCATAATATTATTTTTAATTGCTTTCATTGTAAAAATGCTCAACCAAAGAAGAGGTAAAAACACTCTAATTAATATTAAAAGCTCTGTTAACTTAGTTACGTTAATTGTTACTTTCTTTTTATTAATCCCAAATTTAATTATGATAATTTATTACCACGATAATAAAACTCTACCTCTTGCTGTAATTTTAATAAATATCGCAGCTATAATAGCTAC